GCGTTACCAGGTGGCCAAGTATGAAATCCTGCCCAACTATGGCGAAATCCCGTGTTACATGGTGGCCGTTGACTTGGATGGTCTGAAGTCAGAGCCGAGCGATACCGTGACTATTCCCTGGGCAAAAGGTGCGCCGTCAGCCGTGACAGAGCTAATCATCCTCACGGAGTAGCTGTCGGGCACCGGAATAAGCCGGATAAGTGCAAACCGGATAAGAGTAAGTCGGACAAAAAAGGAAAATGGAAATGATGGAATACTTTGGAGCGTTTGCAGCTGGTGTGTTTGTCGGATCGCTACTCATGGCCGTGTTCGTTGTGGGTGGCGAAAGCAAGCAGGCGACAAAGACAACTAAAAGATAAACTTCTGTTCAGTCGGGGATTGCATGAAAGAGATTAGGTATTTGGTCGTTCATATCAGCGACAGCCCCAAGGACAGAGGCGACACCGCCGCAGACATTCACAGATGGCACCAAAAGAGAGGATGGGACGGCATAGGTTACAACGCCGTTATCACCGGCACCGCCGACATTGAGCCAGGCCGCCCGGATTACTGGCAGGGCGCCCACGTTAGAGACTTTGACGAGGACGGCCAGGGCGACAACTCCGACAGCCTTGGCATTTGCATTATCACCAACACCGCCCCCGACGAGGACCAGCTACGGACCCTGGAGGGGTGGCTACTTGCCAAGAAAGCCGAATACCCGGATGCCGAAGTAGTAGGGCACCGGGATCTTGACAGCCGCAAGACCTGCCCGAATATGGATATCCCCGCCTGGTGGGCTTCCCGCGCAAAAAAGCACATAGACTGAAGGAGCCTGATATGGATTGGTCCGACATTGGCAGCATGATAGGCAAGGCCGCGCCGGTAGTGGGCACGTTGTTGGGTGGTCCCGCTGGTGGCGCCGTGGGTGGTCTGATATCTCAGACCCTGGGAACAGACGCCGAGCCCGACAAAGTAAAACAGATGCTTGAGCAAGACCCGGCAGCGTATGAGCGAATCAAACGACTCGAGCAGGAACACGAACGGGAACTGCGAAGCATGATGCTTGAGGCTGAGAATTCCAAAATGGCCAGCGTCAACAAGACCATGAGAGCAGAGGCCGCCAGCAATGACGCATTTGTGCGCAGGTGGCGCCCCACGTTTGGCTATCTGGCCGCCATATCCTGGACACTGCAATCTATCGCTATTGCCTGGGTATTCATTATGAAGCCAACACAGGCCGGGGATATCGCTCAGGCCATTGGTGCACTGACACCTATGTGGGCGGTAGCGCTGGCGGTATTGGGTATCAGTGTGGCCAAGCGCAGCCAGGACAAACAAGTATCCGCAGGCCAAACGCCCCAAGGCGGATTGATTCAGGCACTGGCATCGAGGCTCCAAGGTGGCGGCAATAAGGGCAGCAAAGATTGACGAAAACCAGCCCGCACTGGTGAAGCTATTGCGGGATATGGGTATTAGCGTTGCCATTACCAGCGCAGCGCACGATGGATTTACGGATCTGGTTGTCGGTTTTGGTGGGATAACCGTATTGGTAGAGGTAAAGGACGGAAGCAAAGAACCTGCAAGGCGCAAGCTGACGCCGCAGCAGGTGGCCTTTCACGGATCATTCAAGGGCGCTATCACGGTAATTGAGAATGAGCAGCAGGCTGTAGAGCTGGTGTCAAGGATAAGGCAAGCGTCAGCGCAAACTAGGATAGATTGGAATGTGGGAGCGTATGCCTGATGACAAAAGAGATTAAGGCCGATTTTACGCTGACGCCGGAGCAGAGAAAGAAGGCGGCAAAGCTGACGCACCTACAAAAGTGGACCATGATTCACGCCGCCAGTGGCATGAGCAAAATGGATGCTTACGTGAAGGCTGGCGGTAAAGCGAAAGGGAAAAGCGCCAACAACGTGATTGGCAAAATGTTGGAAAAAGGTAGTGTGCTGGCGTTTTACAATAGTTTGGTTGATTCCGCAGCAGCAAAAGCCGTAATGACCCGCGAAGAAGCCCTGGAAACCCTCACCAAGATTGCCCGGACCACCGTTAAAGACGTGGTTCGATTCAAGGATGCACAGGTAGGAGAGGACGAGCACGGCAACCCTGTGTATCAAACCGTGTGGAGCCTGATCGACTATGACGCCATGGATTCTGCCAGTGCGGCCGCAATCGCAGAACTGAGTACAGGCCGCGACGGCTTCAAGTTCAAACTGCACAGTCAGACCGGCGCCATCAAACAGATATCGGATATGGAAGGATGGGACGCGCCCAAGAAGATCGAGGGCAACATGCAGCTGAACACCAATGTTGAGGCGCCCGAGATAGCCAACGCCCTGAGCCAGCTACTGGATAAGCTGTAATGCTGAAGTGGGATAAAATGACCGACGCGGAGAAGATCGCCGTGAAGGTGGCTAGCGAATCATCCTTTGAAGCGTTTATGAGGATCTTCTTTCAGCTGCTACAGGGGCAGAAGTTCCACAAGAACTGGCACCACACCTATGAATGCCGCTTGGCCGAATCCGTTTACCGCATGGAAATACCCAGGGGAATCGTCAACGTGGCGCCCGGCAGCACCAAAACAGAGATATGGTCCATCCACTGGCCTGCCTGGTGCATCCTGAAATGTATTGGTGAGGGCAGATCAACCCGCTGGCTCCCGCTTTCCTACTCCGACGACCTGGTGAGCGAGAACGCCATCCGTGTTCGGGAAATCCTGGAAAGCGAGGAATATCAGACTTTATGGCCGCTAAACCCTTCCCGCGATACAAAAAGTAAGAACAACTGGAAATACATTGACCAGAACGGGAACCAGCACCGGTTATACGGCACCAGCATCAATGGCCAGGTAACCGGCCGCCGCGCTGGATTCATGGAAGAAGGATTTACCGGGGCACTGGTGATGGACGACCCGCTACCGCCCAAGGACGCCGAGAGTGGCCGCCTGATAGACAAGGGCAACAAGCGTATCAACCGCATTGTTCGCTCCCGCCTTGCCCATGACCGCGTGCCCATCATCATGGTGCAGCAGCGCATAGCCAAGGGCGACAGCACCGACTACCTGAACAGCGACAAAAGCCCGGATGATTACCAGCAGTTCCGAATCCCTGCCATAATCGACGCAAGTTACCTGGACCAGCTGAGTGACGAAATGCGCGAAGCCTGCATACGTGACACCGGATTTACCGGGAAGCGTTGCAGCTACTGGCCAGAGAAAGAGCCCACGGAGACACTGCTTGCCATGGAAAAAGCCGATAACTATATGTTCAGCGCTCAATACCAGCAGTCACCGGATGATGCGCTGGCGGAAGGTGTCGTTTACAAGGATGAAGTGGAGCTATTGATCGAGGAAGGGCGCCTTGCCAACCTGCCCGTTGAGAAAAGCCTGCCCGTTCACACGTATTGGGATCTTGGCATCAACGACGATATGGCACTGTGGCTGGTGCAGATCCACCGCAAAGAGATTCGCTGTATTGCCTGTTACGGCAACCGTGACGAGGGCATGGAGCATTACATAAACTGGCTGCATGACTTCGCAGACAAGTATGGCGTGCGGTTTGGCAAGCATCTGGCGCCGCACGATATCGAAGTGAGGGAGCTATTGTCCGGGGAAAGCCGGTTACAGACCGCCAAACGAATGGGCATCAAGTTTACAACGGTACCGAGAACCAAGAGCAAGCGGGAATCTATCAACGCCCTGAAGGCACTGTTCCCGCGAATCTGGATCGACAAGGTGCGCTGTGACACTGACATTGCCGGGAACCAGGGCGATATGGCCAACCATACCGGGTGGAAGGCGATCAAGGCGCTACGCCGGGAGTGGGATCACGACAATGAAACATTCAAAGACACCGTAGGGCCGAAGTGGGCCACCAACTACACCGATGCGCTCCAACAGATGGGGCTAAACTGGAAAGAAGAAAAGCCGAAGCAGACAAGTCATGCCCGCAGCGCTGAACCGGGTGGTTGGCTTGGCGCATAAGCTGCACGCCGCACTGTTTAGGAGATAGATCATGTTGCCAGGCAAAGAACCCATAAAAACCCGTGAGGACGACAGCAAAGAGTCGTTGCTTAAAGAGATCCGGGAGCGTGCGGATTACGCCAATACCGCATGGAAGCACAACTTTGACGCCGCACAAGAAGATATAAAG